TCTTGTTCTTCGGGCTGCCTCCCTATGTATTTGATTTTCATTTTCTATTTCCTCCAGTTCTCCTTGAACATCTTTTATTGCTATTGTGTATCCTGCCACTTGTAGCTCATGTTTATCCCATTGGTCATTTACAAACTCCATATCTATTTCTTGTTCACAGGTAGGACAAGTCATAGGTTCTACTTCCTTAGTTTTTAGATCATATGATCTTCGCTTATTTCTAAGAGTTTCATATTTCTCACTCATAGCTAACTCTTGTTCTCTACGAGATTCCATAGCTCCAATTTTAGAAACTAATTTTGAAGTTGGTTTAACTGTTTCACACTTTTCTAAGTCCTTACGGCATTGATCTATGTCTATTGATTTTAACCTTTCCAACAGATTATTATTATCATTTATTTTTCGATTTTTCTCATGGATATTTTCAAGTCTTACTTGTAGAGAACGCAGTTCTTGTTCATCTTTTTCCGAGATTTTTGGTAAATTCACTTTCTCAAGTAGTGTCATACTCTCCAATTTGTTGTCTGTTAACCATTTAACTATTGTATCTGTTTTTGCGTTTAGCTTTATAACATCTTGAGTAGTTAGCCTTACAGCCTCTTTAAACGTCTCAAAGAACGCGACATAATCGTCTAATTTTAGTAAATCAATTAGGAACTTCTTCCTATTAGTATCGGTAGCAGTTAAAAACTGCAAACTCGTGTTAGTATTCTGATAAACTAATTGAGTAAAAGTTTTGAAGTCAATACCTAATGTTTCTAATACTGTCTTATAAGTATTACTAGCAGTATGACTACTTATATCTTCTCCGTTTTTTGTTAACTTACATTTTAAAGTTGCTCGTCTTGATACTGTTATATTATAACTATCTTGATCAACACTAAAATCTAAACTAATATCATAACCTTGATTCACATATCTATTAGCTATGTCTGCTTTTTTTACATTTTTACTATTCTTGTTAAATAATACTTCTTCAAGAATAAGGGGCACAGATGATTTTCCCACTCCATTAGTTCCTACTAATTGAGTTAAATTGGCGTTAGCTAAATCAATTTCGTTGCCTGCGCCGTAAGAAAAACAATTATCCCAACTCAGCTTTTGTAGAATAATCACTATACACTCCTATTATGTTTTTAATTTTATTCTCATCTAATCCTAATATATCTTGTAGATATACTACTAGTTCATCACTAATAGACATCTCGGGAGTAAGATTTAGAGTTGCTTCAAGTTCTCGTCTTACAACTTTCTTATCTAAAAGTTCAGAGTTTCTTACTAATGCTAAATCTTGAACATCTCCTTCTAATTCATATATTGTATGATCCCACTCGGTAGCGATCATGTCATTCGGGTCATCTACTGTTTTTCTGATTAACTGGGGTAGATCAAATTCTCCCCACTCCCAAGAAAAATCATCTTCAATTAGTAGATAACCCGTTTGAACTCTAGCTCGATGGAATGATGTAGTCATTGGGCTACCAGGATATATTATATTTCCTTGCGTATTAGCATGGGCATGTAAATCTCCTGCAAAGACAGTATCAAACCTATTAAACCTATTTAAATCGACTTCAGGCATCACATGAGGTGGAATCTCACCCCTTACATGAGTAAATAAATGTGATACTCCTTTAATCGCTTCAATACTACCTTTTTTATGCAAATCAGCATACGGTAAGATAGCAAAACCTTTTTGATGGTAAATCTTTGTAGTATCTATAATACTAACGAGAGGATTTATATCTTTTGTTGCTTTCTTTAGATTTGAAAAGAAAGTTTTATTTTTCCTAGTAGCTTCATGATTACCGTCATAAATAATAGTAGGTATCGTTATGCCACTAATAAAATCAAAATATAAAGTAAGTTCGTCCATAGAGGGGACTCGATCAAACAAATCCCCGCCTATGATGTGCATGTCACAGTCTGACTCTAATGCTTTAACTTGGTCAAAAAACAACTTATAACGAGCGCAAGCCCATTCTAAAGGAACGTTCTTTTGTCCCAATTTTAAATGCCAATCAGCTGTGAATAAAATCATGCTACGTCAAATTCCTCATCAACAGTATCGTTAGATGCTTGCTCAGTAATCCTTCTAAGAAGCTCAAGTTGAGCATCAGGTGTAGGTCTGGGCAGTACATCATCCATAGACTTTAATTCGGCTGTAAGTTCCTTCTCAGCGTCACTAAGTTCTCTTGCTTTACACTTCAGTTGTTGAAGTTGATATTCTACATTGAATACCTGTGGTCCAGTTTTCTTTCTTTTGAAGTGGATATCCCAACCAGTTGCTGGATCTGTTGGGTTTCCAATTTCTTCCATTACTACTAAAATTTGATCAAAGAGTTTTCTTTTCAGATTCACTACTTTGATAGAATTATCAGCCAAGTCTATGCCTTGAACGGCATAAGCCCATCCGCATTTTAGGTCAGGGAAGAAGTCACGAACGTGATCATGTTCTTTGTTGTTAAAGGTTTCGCTTTCACGATCAAACGACAAACACTCCATAGGAATATTTTTGTTGTTCTCACCTTTAACCCAATAAACATATCGAGGAAGTAGATCGCCTACTAGACGAATACTATGATCCTCTTTGTTACTGAAATTATAAGTTTCAATTTTTTCTTTTTGGGCAGAGCCCTTTGTGGTATTAAAGCTAATTGCCATAATTTTTCTCCATTGTTGTCTCCTCAAATTTAAAGTGAATAAACCCATCTCTAATATCGAGCAGTCTGTTTTGCTTTATAATGTCCTCATTAACTTTACAGAAAATGAGGTCTAATGTAGTATCTAAGTTTTTGACGTACTCATGATAATTGCGGAAGGATGCGATACCAACATACTCTGCAACTTCTTTATCACTGTATTGTGCACGTCCAACAGTAAGTAGTTCATCTGGGTTTATCAGAAAACTACTACCACCAAAATTCTTTTCGTAAAACTTAAAAGTTCTATCATAGTAATTCTTAGGTGTAATTTTATATGTAATTATTCTAAGTATCGTTATAATGTCAGCAACGCTTCCGTTGCTCGCTTTTACAATCTTTTTCCAATTATAATATATCATATATTATACCAAAATAACAAGCATTTGTCAAGCACTATTTTTTTGTTGCTTAACTGCTTCCCTTTGAATCCTTTCATAATACATTAACCTTATAATCTTGTTTCATATAATAACCCATTCGAGCATTAGCTTGTCTACTGGCTGTTTTACCTTTTAAATGAATATCTACTACTGTGGGCTGTCTTTTATTGGGTAATTTTCTTATTATTCTACCAATTAACTGGGTTAATAAAGGTTCGTTATTAACTGGTGTGCCTAGTACTAAACAACTAAGAGCATCTAAAGATATACCTTCTGAAAATATTGCTTGTGTTCCAAATAGTATATTTTTAGATTTTCCTACTAACTTCATAGTTTTTTCTCGTTCTCCAAATTCCATATCCCCTGTAATACATACTGAATTATCTCCTACCAATCTATGACAGACTTTTAGAAATGCAACTCTATCTGATACTACTAATACTTTGTGTCCTTCAGCAGCATACTTAGCTGCAATCATACTTATAGTGTGTACATATTCTTCAGTATTCACTAAATGATTTATTCTTTCAGCCCAGGGCGTGTAAGAACCGTCAAGGAATCTTATATCTGTTTTAACAATATCAACTTTTGGAGTCATGTAATTTTCTTTGGGCGGTTTCAAAACATTATGCCCAAAATAGTCCCTAAAGACTACATGCCTACCATCTTTTCTTTCCAACGTGCCTGTCAAACCTATCTTATATCTCGCGGGCATTTCGTCTATAATACGAGTGAAGGTCGGTGAACTCACATGATGCATCTCGTCTAAAACGACTGTCCCGAACAAATGTTTTATGTCTTCGACGCGTCGGTATAAACTCTGAATGTTCCCCACTACTATTGGGGACGAAGTGTCCATGACTCCTGACCCGATTCTGCCAGCTTGTATTCCGAAAGCTTTCTGTACTTCCTTTTCCCATTGGTTCCTCAAATTGGTTGTATGGGTTACTATGAGTGTCTTTTGACCAAGCTTCGCAGCTATTGCTAAAGCTGCTACTGTCTTTCCCCAACTAACCCAAGCGTTAATTATAGCACTGTCATCTACTTCATCAACCGTCGTTTTTTGACTTGCTCGTAAAGTAAACCTAAATTCAGGAAAGATAGCAGGCACCATAACCCGCTTATCGATTATATCGTAATCAGTAGGTACTAAATCCGTTCTCCCCATTGGTATAGAAACTAAACCTTCTCTTAAAGGTCTAATTGTTTTTAGAACCATAGGGGGATCTTGCGGCATACGAGGAGGTAAAGTATATGTAAGTTCCTTTTCCATATCCTCAAGTAAACTAGCGCTACCTTCAATCTGTATCCTATTCGCATAAACTGCCTTCATAATCCCATCATTTGTATATAATTTTTTACTAAAAACAAAAGACCTACTCCATTAAGAAGAATTAAAGCTCTATCTTTCCATACTAGAGATACTATTAACCACAGAAATACTCCTGTTATAGACAGTTGTAAGTCTAGTGTCGATAACTCTGGTACTCCTCTTATAGACATAGCACAAAGTATAATTATACTAGCTATCCATTTTAGATACCAGTCATATGTAGTTGTTCTATACCTACCCCAATATTTTGTTTTTGGTTTATTCATTTAATTTGTGTTCTAAGAAAGTCTAATGCTTGCACTTTCCATCTATGAGTTAGTTGAGGGTGATTATTGTCCCATGGACTAGACCAACCTACTTTTTCTTTTCTAGTTTGTACATGCTCTGGTAAGTAATCTTTCATTACTTCCCGCATTAAAAATTTATTTGTTCCTTTTGCATATTTCTTTGTCTGTCGAAATTTAACACTACCCATTATACTTAATACATACTTAGCAAAACTTTGAGTTAACAAAGGAATTCTACTTTCCATTCCAAACATTCCAGCAGTTTGATCCGTTGCTAGAATATTCTGTTCTGAAGTGCATAGTAAATCTGAAAAGAGAGAGTTATTCAGATGATCGTCTCCAAATGCTTTATATGGAAACCACCTCTGATTACTGAAGTTTCTTGTTAAGCTCTCACAATAACCTTTTTCAAATCTTCTGTTATGGTGAATATACCCTGAAAATAATTCATCTCCACTATCTCCACTTAATACTACTTTACATCCTGCCTCTGCAGCTGCTTTACATAATAAATATCTAGGAGCTTGTCTATTATGATCTGCCCATAAATAGTGTGTATTTGCTAACCACATCTTCCCATAGTTATCAACGTCATCTTTATCTAATGTTAGGTGGTGTACTTTATATCCCCAATCTTCGGCAGTTTTAATTGCCATAGCAGCCTCTCCAGCATAATTTTTCTGATCCCAATGCTTTCCTTTTTGATTTAAATTGTACCCCATTGTAAAAACTTCTAAGTCTATTTCGCAATCACGTAAAAGCGAGGCAACCATTGTACTGTCCATTCCACCACTTAGAAATAATGCTGTTTTGTTCTTATTTTTTGAAACTTTATGAACTGCTTCTTTGATATTATATCTAAACTCTGCTGTATCTAATGGTTCAGATAGCATATCAAAATAGTTCCATAAATTTTTCCTATGCACTTTAAAATTATCATTTAAATCAAACTCTAACCAGCCACCTGGCTCTACCTTATGGATTTGTTTATATATACACTTGTCTCCAAAAGATTGAGTATTCCTTAATAGTTGAGGTGTCATTTCATCTTCATCAATTTCTTTACTAAGAAAACTAGTCAAAGTAGTACTAAATTCAAAATTAGTTCCATCCCAGCGCCACCATAAAGGTTTAGCCCCAAAATGATCTCGTACTAGAACTAGTTTGCCCTGCTTAGGTAGGTACCACGCGATTGATCCTTGCCAATCTGTGTTCTCTAAAAATTTGAACCCATATTTATCTAAGGCTTTTCCTAGCCATTCTGTATCATTAGGAATTGTCGTGTCATACATTTCCCCATTAAATAATAATACATTTCCTTTTGGGGTAATATAAGGTTGTAACTGCCTTTCTTGACTAATATCTAACAATACATGAGCAAAGGTAAACTTGTTGTCAGCATAATAGTGCAGAGCATCTGGTCCGCGATGCTGCTGTTTATCTATCATTAAGTTTATTAACTGATGATTAGTTGTTCCGACAAATCCGCACATTAAATATTACCGTCCCAATTAAGATCAGTTTGTTGTAACATTTTTACTTTCCAGTCTCCTTCAATTTCAGACCAACTGGTTATAGTATTTACATCAATATCGTCCCATTTTTGAAACTCTAGATCATAGCAAAGTATTTTAGTATCTCCAGCATTTTGTACCCAATTTTTATTGAATACCTGTGCATTTCTTGGTAAGTACTTATGGCAAGTAGTTACTTCTCTACTCTTGTGGTCACCACTAACTAAGCTGGTGTACTCTAATAAAATAATGCCTTCATGCATTTTGTCTATAATTTTTTGGTAGTCTATCATTATGCTATCCTCTCTATCTCCTCGCTGCAATAAACAGCTTCTTTTGTTATAACGCACTCTTCAAAGAGATCCTTAGGGGGATCTAGGTATAAAGGTGGATCGTAAATATCTTTATCTATTGTTTGGCATGATGCTAGTATCGGTATTAAAAGAACTCCTACTATTAAAAGTTTAACAAACCAACGAAAAGATTTATCTTCTTTCCAGCCTCTAAAATTAACTTCTTTTTTCATATCTTTCTCCAAGTATCCTTTTTCTTCTCACTAGAAAAGTCATATATTTTCCAAGGAATACTGTGATCATACAACAATCCTGCCCAAGTAACTTCTATATCGGGGGGACTTTTTTCTGCAAACGGAAAGGGTACATCTTTTAACCATAGAACAGTAGCTACGCCTTTCTTTTCCCTATTGGTTATCTTGTGATACTTTAGCTTAAGGCTTCTAGTCTTTTCATAATTTATAACTTTACCTTGATTATCAATAAACGTGCTACCTCTATGCTTCATTAGTCCAATTTCATCTTCAATCATATACTTTAAGGGGTATATACTTTTCATCGGACTCTGTATTCGTCTTAAGCCTAGTGTCTCTCCTTCCATATTTGTATCATCTAGTACTTGATCATCTATCCATACGATACCGTCGAGTTCTTCTATATTATCTGTGTGTATTACAAATAACGGAAATGTTAATTCTTTTATTGTTGTTACTCTGCTATTCATCTCTTTCAATCTCCAAACTCTTCTTTGGGATCTTTGTCTTTGTTGTATTCTTTGATGCTGGAGTCGTCTAGGTTTCATGATAGGCGTTCAACCACTCATGCAATTTATAATGCTCCGCCTCTCTGTCATTGGGTTCGTATATCCAGCGATATCCTTCGTATCCCCACTTGTCCTTATAATTCCCAATGTATTTTAAATTCTTTTCTTTCTTTGCATACGCTAATAGTATTGGGTGTCCATCAGCATACATATCCATTTGTCCATTTTCAGTACCACATATTCTTAATCCCCACTCAGGAGCCCACATATGACATACTGCGTGGGACTGATCTGTAGGAAACATTGATACTCTCATATCTACTATTGTGCATTTATCCCATGTAGGATAGTTAAAGGTAAAATCATCTGTTTCAAAACCTTGGGAAAAAGGTAGACAAACTCTAGTACATCCTAATAGTCTATCTCTTTCCCAAACCATTATAAAATGTGAATCTTTATCATGCTTATCAATAGGATTCATAATACGTTTATTCCATACTACGAACATATTTACTCTTTGATGAAGAATTTTTCCATATTCTTCTTTTGTTAAGTCTCTAAAATGACGGATCTCTTTTATAATCCCATCACTGTAGGCTTCCTTTACTATTGCTGCCACTATACTTTTCCTCCTCTGACTGATTTTAATTTTGGTAACTCCAGCTTTGCCAGTCCGTAATTTGGTCTGAAGTCTTTGTTATCTAATGCGCTGTCCTTTTCTACATAATGCAAAAATAAGTGCCTAGAAGTTTTATGTTCTAGAGGCGCTCTACAATGATATATTTCGCAACCTTTATAGAAAACAGCATCTCCTCTTTGTAGAATTACTGAAGCATCTGCTCCCCATATACCACCTATGTATGTTTCTGAGAAATGTATAGGCCAAGGCTTATTACTTATTTGTACAGTACAGGAGTACTCACATTGCCACCGATCTCTGTGCCACTTAAGTTGTGCCCCCTTTTCGTACTCTCTCATAAGTCCATATGCAAGACTTAGAGATTTACCCTTTGCCCATTGATTTGCAACTGGAGTTTTGTAGAGTCCTATAGATTCGCAAAAACTATCTCCGTATAAATTATAGGCTTTCCCATCTTCATAAACTTCATTCACATCTTCATAAGTACATCTGTTATTTTCCTTTGCCAAGTTAAAATGGTTTTCTAAAATATCACAGGTTTCTTGAGATAAAAAATTTGCTTCTATCGTCCAGTCCTGAATCTCAGTTCTGTCCATCATCTCTTTGATCTTTCCCCATCTGTTGTTCAATATTATGAAAACGAGTAAAATACTCTTTCCCTTCCTGATATCTGAATTTAGCGTCACTTGCTAACTTATGTGCAGCTTTAAATTCTCCACACTTATAGCACTCTCCGCACGGAATATACCCAGTAATTTCATCATCCTTAGTAAGAGTTCCTTTGGGGAAGGGGCAACTCCATATCATTTCATATAGGTTAGGATCATGACGCATTATTAAAGAAAGCATTTCTGCTTTACTCATAAAGTCCAGTGGATTTCTTACTTCTGGAACATCTCTAATTGCATTGAAGTGTGCACCAGATGAGTCTAAACAATCACTTAGATAATTTATCATAATTTTGCGATACTCTCTAAATTGTAGACGCATACGCATATCATCTTCCGCATTACCTCCCATCATAAACCATTTAAATTTAAACTTGCCTGGGCTACCTAATATTATTGACATAAAAGCACTTAGTCCACTTATAATAATTGGAACTTCTCTAGTATATCCTATTGTAGAAAGCATAGAAGTATCATTTCCATATGGTAAGTTAAAATACTCTGCCTGTTTCCTACTATAAAAAGCCATTGCATCCGCAAATGGTCCATAGCGTGGTTCATACCAATGTACGCACCAAGGAAATATCTCTGGATCTTTTACTGCGTACAACAATGTAGCAGTACTCTCTACTCCTGCACTAAGGGGCATATATGCATTTGTTCGGGGGTCAGCCCCAGCTACTTCTAATGCCATATCTTCTGTGCTCATTATATTTTCATTCATAGTTTAATTCTTCATAGTCTTTCTGATAGATTTTTTTCATCAGTTTTATACTATTTTTATCCCATTTTATTGGTTGTGTTCGAGGAACATTAAAATCATGTCTTGGTTGAATATTTAATGCTTCCCAAATTGTTTGTTCTTCTAGTTTATGTACTTCTGCCTTACCGATATAGTCTACTTGTAAATACGGAATATTTAGGTCTACTAAATACGGTTCTTCGTCTATCTCTGCATTAGGTATATTATACATTAAACCATATAGTGTACGATAGATCCACTCCTCAAAAGATGTATGTACTAATTTAGTCCATACAAAGAAATGATAAACACTCTCAAGTCTTGCTCGGGGGTGTCTTACTAGAGTATAATACTTATAATCGGGATAGAACTCTATCAACTCATTATAAGTAGCGTGTTTCTTTTGAAGCTCTTTAGTACCCATAGATACAGTAGTTTGCTTCTGTATAGCTTGTTTCATTGGCATCTCATTAACCATCGCCGTAGCACTTCTATACTTTGTTGCTAAGGCTCGTTCTACACTTGTTCCTCCAGTTCGTGGAATATGAACAAATCCTATCCTAGCTTCATTTACGATCATTTCTCACGGGAGTCGTATATCTTACTAAGTGTTGGACTATTTTTTTCTAACATCATTTTATTACTTTGGATAATAGAAGCGCCCATGTGAGCTGCTGCCCTATCTCTTATAGGAGCAACTTCCTCTGGGGGTTGCATCTTATTAGATATTATTACTTCAGGAATCACATAATCTTGGTACTCCATCATATTTAATAATACTAAAGCTGCTTCATAGGGATCAATGAAATTCTCATACGTATCTCCCACTAGAGCAGTATTAGTCCATCCTAGACTAACATTAGATACTCTACACGCGTTCTTATAAGGCCATTGAAGGGCAGCATTGATACTGTAATCCCTCAACTCCTTTTTATCTTGTTGATACACCTCACCTGTTAAACCTGGTTGGTAGATACTTGCAGAGCCTGTACTGATTATAAACTTGCCCTCTCTATCTTTCCATTGCTGATGCAGAACTTTTAATATTTTAATCTGCAATTTAGGAACCCAAGCGTTGTTAAAAACAACATCAATATCTTTTCTAAGAATATCGTTAATAATATTATCAGCATCTTTCTCCAGTATATTAAAGCCCGTAGCTCTACTATATCCTGTAACGTCATGTCCTTTAAACATACAGTGCTCGTATATTTCTTTTCCGATACCGCTTGTGTGTCCTGTAATCCCTATTTTTCGTGTGGGTGGTCTTTTCATAGTCTTATCCTAATGAGTTTAGTGAATAAATAATTGAACCAAAGGTTGCAATCATCAATATCAACATTGTGAGATCCTCTTGATGCTTAGCATCTCGTCTGCGTCTGTAGTCATTACGGCCAACGCGCACCGCTTTCTTCTCTTGTAGATTCATTTCTAATATACTTTTTCCCATTTGCCAAAACTGTAGTCATCACCTATCTCGAAGTCACAACCTACAGGGCAATTTGGAATGGAAAGTCCTCGTTCTTTTTGAACGAAGAATTTCAACTTATCACAATAGATTTCCATTTCATCTTCTGGTACTTCAGCTAAAATACTGTCATGTACTAGTCCGAATATTTTGGCATCCATCCCTGTTCTATTTATGAATTTTTGCATTTCCACAGCACCCAATAGATTTATGTCTGATGCTGCAGATTGAACTAAAAAGTTAATACCACTTCTAACCTCGTGAGAGGCTATGCCTTTATCCTTACTCTTGGCGTTACGAAGTCTGCGCTTCCTTCCGAATTGACTATATACAAACTCATTGGCTCTAATAAAAGCCTGTTGTGCATCTAGCCAACCTTTCAATTTAGGGAAAGACTCAAAGTATCCTGCAATAACTCTATTTGCTTCCTGCACGGTAAATTCTTTACCGCTATCTTTACTAACTTGCCAACTAATCTTGGCAGGCCCAGCTCCATACATTATTCCAAATGTAACAGCTTTCGCCTGTTGTCGTCTGTCTTTGTAGAGTTCATCTACTTGTCCAACTTCACAAGGTAGTTTAAAGACTTGCTTTGCGATTGTAGAGTGGAAGTTTCCCCCTTGTCTAAATACGTCTTGCAAACCTTTATCGTCTGACAAAACTGCGGCAACATACACCTCTGCCGTTGTTAAGTCCATTGACACAATTTTGTGTCCTTTACGCGCTTTAATACATCCTTTTACTGTGGGGTTATCCCGCGGTAACTGTTGCATATTAAGCTTTCCACTAGAAGATAGACGACCCGAGGTAGTTCCATGTAAATTGAAACCTGTTCTTAGTCTACTATCCCTGTCCAAATTTGGTATAATTTTATCCAAATATGTAGTTTTTATTTTTACTTTTTGTCTAATTTCTAAAATTAGTTCGGGAACGTGATGGTCTTGTGCTAATTGTCCCAAAACCTCGGCATCAGTGGAATCAGCCCCAGTACCCGTCTTTTTACCCGTTGGGGTTAAACCAATGTAATCGTATAAAAGTGATCGTAATTGAACTGTACTATTTGGATTAAATGGGCTCCCCTTTGCTTTTTCAAATTGTCTTACCTCAGGAAACTCATATAACTTTTCTATAGCAACTTCTATATCTTTTTGCATTATGCTCTGTCCTAGTGTAAGTCTTTCGAGATCAAACGGTACACCATTTGATTCTACTTGTTTTAGGAAGTCACAACCCTCAAGTAATATATTGTCATATACCCACTTAAGTTTATCGTTCTTAGCTAAAGCTACCGACATCTTCTCATATAATAAAAAGGTTACTACAGCGTCCATAGCTGCGTAGTTCTTCATTATATCAAAAGGTATCAAATCATAACTGAAGGCGGCTTTAAGTATGCCGTGCTGTTTTCTATAGTTATTACCCCAATCCTCTAACGGCTTTTCATAATCGCCATAAGGAGTGTGCTTCATAGCAAGTTGTTTCAATCCATGAGTGCCTGGGTTTTCATCAAACATATAATGCATAAGCATAGTATCTTCAAATTTTGGAAATTTAAAGTTGAAATGATATTCAAACCATTGAAGGTCGAACTTAGCATTATGAAATACAACTGTTTTCTTATCAAACAGTTCTTGCATCTTTGCTTCTATCTCATTATCAATGATATTAGCATCGCAATAGCAACCATGGTCAGGCTCGTAAGACATGCTAAACCCGAGCATATAACCATCTCGCGCGTATAAACTACTTGTCTCTGAGTCAAGTGCAACATACTCTCTAGGTGCATCGATTGCTGACTGTAAGAACTCAAGGCATTTTCCTTTGTCTTGGATTCCGTAACATTTTTCTTCATCTAATTTCTCTAATTTTAATTCACCACTTACGTACTGTGAAATACTCTTTATTGCTTCTTCAAAATTCTTTTTTGCTTCAGGTCTGAACTTAATAACAGCAGGATTCATAAGTGCTAAAAACTTATCATTTATGATTTTGCCATTATATTCAGTCACGGAAGACTTGTTTGTAAAATGTTTAAACGCTTCAGCTCCAACTAGAATAAGCCACTCGTAATCGTCTGTGTCTATCTCTAAGTCTACATTTCGTTTTAGAACTTTCTGCACACCACTATCTGAACATAATGCAAATCTGTCAAATTCAAACTCAAAATACTTATCGTAGTTTTGAGCGGTGGGTTTCGTTTCTATTAGTGCTATTGTAGCCATTCGTTTAACTCGTTATAACTTATATATTTGTATAAGTGATTTTTTAAATGATACTGGATATTCTTATTGTTTAAATGAAACTGTCCTTCTCCAGTATTTCCTCTGTGTTGTTTATCAGAATATTGTACATTATCCCCTATCTGATTGGGTTCTATTTTAAATATTACTATAAGATCTGCGAAGAATACTCCGTAAAATAATTGGTCAAATTCAGACTTTTTTACTTGTTGAATATTGCTATCCCAATCATAATCTTCCCGTTCTGCGAACAAGATATGCCTATCAGTTTCAAACTCTAAAGCCTTTAGAACATTCTTCTCAGTAATTTTTAAAGTATGTGATCGTTGACATCGTGAGAATTTACACTCTACTCTCATATTATTAACTTTATCAAATAGATCGTAATTCAACTTATTACTATTTTCTATCCCTATGATTTTCTTAACCATAATCTCGGCTACTGTGCCGAATCTACGAGTATGCAGTCCGAAGATTGCATTACGTAATTCCATTTCATGAAATGCCAGAGCATTTCTGCTTTCACGCCACCGTAATCCCATTTCAGTTGACATCTTCTCTCCAAAAATCATTTTCAAAAGCCATATCAATGCCTACATATACTGCTGTGTTAATACACACCAGTATTGCAAACATTATCCATCCAGCTATCATCATATTATTTCTCGAATAGGGATTCTGCTCTACAAACATCAGCACTTCTACATATTTGTAGATTGTGCTCGAATATCAAAGGCTCTACCCATTCAAATTGAGGCACCCCACGTTCCCATGTATATGGAACTTCGTTGAGCGTACCTGTACATCCAATTCCTACTGCAAGTATTAAAAACATAAATGTCTTTTTCATTGTCTTACCCCTTACTTTCTTACCTTTTATCATAATTTAATTGCCAGTAATAATAAAATAGAGATCAATAGAATGTTTGTTAAAAATATCTCAAAAGCTAATATAGTATGATACCACACCCATCTGCTTTGGTAGATTTCACTTTCGGTTTTTCCTCCCGCTTTTCTATCCATCCATTCCAATAATCTGTTCTTCATCATTTACCGTATAATTGTTTCTTTAACCGTTTAATTTGATCTGCGTTAAAGTTACCTGGGTCTTGTCCATCAGCTAACTTCACTATCTGAACTCCCATTTCCATTTCTTCTGCAATCCCTTTTAGAGCTTCTGCAGCTTTAACACCTGCATCATCTCCGTCATACATTATATCTATTCCCTGCACTCCTTGTAATTTTAGAAGTGAAAGTTTAACCCAATTCATTTGTTGGGTTCCGAAACAGCATACTGTATTTTTTAATCCGTGATCCCATAAATTTAGAGCATCAAATATTCCTTCCACTAGAATAACTCTATTATTTATGGGCTTAACCTTAGCTGGGCAAAAGGGCATCTCTGCTCCTTGTGGGTAGATATAATACTTATCTGTCATACTACCTGTTATTTTTCTGCCTAGTAATGCTACTGTCTTTCCTGTGATATCTCGAATGGGAAAGATGATCCGTCCTTCAAACTTTGGAACATTCCAAGTGAAGGCTTGCCATATCTTAAGAGTTTTCTCTGATATGTTTCTAAACGGACCACCTTTCCATTCTATTCTATCCTTTGGGAGTTGGATACCTGTAGTTTGCGACTTTACTTTCGCAATCTTTGCTTTAACTCTGTGTATTCTCACTTCTAATGGACTCTCGGGAGCACCATAGTATGTGAATAAGTTTCCTGAGAAACCACAGGAAAAACAATGCATTATACCTGTTATTTTGTCAACCCTACAACTAGGATTGCTGTCATCATGCTCGGGATTTAGACATGATATGATAGCGTCCTGTCCTTTAACAGTAAATTCTATTCCCCTTTCGCTTAATAAGTCTATTGCTATCATTATTTATATATTATACTAAATTTTTAACCTTCTGTCAAGAACTATTTTTTAGAGGACTTTCCGTCTTTGTTTTTACGGGATTCTAATGGTGTCTTTATTAGATCCTTCAATCTTTTTGCTTTAATTCTTGCTTTCCCCAACTCTGATTTATGGTTCCATTCAAGTTCATCCCCTTCTTTTTCAAAATCTGTCATCAAGTTTCCACTAGGATCATGTGTATCTTCATAGTATCTACTTTTCCATACCAATTCTACCATTTGAAAATATACTGCTACTGCTGTATCTCGAAAATCTTTATCTCCCCATAGATACCATACTAGCCAATACTCTTTATCTATTCGACAAACTCTTATCTCTTGTTCTCCTAAATCAGGTCGTCCTTGTACTATCTCAGCGTATGCTCTCAGTCTTTGACTACCTGCAATTGGGTACCAGTTAGGCATTACTAAAACAGGACTTTTCATTCCATGATCGTATAAACTATCACAAAGTTTTTGATTCAAAGGAACAGATTTTATATTCTCTTTTACTTTGGGTTGTTCTAGCAACCAATTTATAGAGCGCACATACCAAGTATGAGGGGGCATAGGTACTAACTCTGCTGTTGCTCTGCTTATTCTGTCATTTGCCATCTTCGTCCTCTGCGTCCAATAAGGACTGTATTTCTTCTTCTAGCCTCATCCAGTCACCTGGACCACGGGTTGCTTCTTGTTGTTGTCTTAATAAATCTATTAGTTCTTCTTTTCCTACTTTCCTATCATAGTCTTTTTTAGACTTATGTGTGCCTGCCCCAGACTTATTTCTGCTGTGTTTTGCTACTGGATTTACTTTTGATATTGGTTTAATTTTCATCTGAGTATGCTTCCTGTTCCAAGAATAGAGCCGTGCATTTCTTCAGCTTCTTTTTCTACTTCATCAAGTATTCTTTTCATAGGATCGGTTTCATAATCTCGGTCTATGTCAGAAGGATTATCTTCGTACTCATCCATAGAAACAGTTCTTCCTACAGATCTTCGTTTAATATCCAAATGATTAAATTCAGCCCAGTATAATTCGAATGCAACACCATCTTCTACACCTTCAAATTGGTGTACGCAACCAGGCTTAACTTGTGTAAAGTCGCCTGGAAGTAGTAATGTTTCATCTACTAAGTCATAATCATTTTGCCAAACTCGAACTATCATTTTACCACTCTCTACAAAGAAGCCGTTCCATTTAAATTGATGTTCATGTTCTGAGCATTTGTATCCCGCTTTATACTCTATGCGGTGGAACTCTAAAACTCCATTTGCATGGATTAGTTCTGTTTGTCCCCATATTTTACCTGCTTTCATAATGTTTCTCCTGCCAGATATCAGGGTTCCAATCAAAGAAGTGTTCTAAAAACAACTGATAGACCCCCGCAATTTTTTTAATTTCATACTGGATAGGATCATTCCCTCCAATATCGTAGAACTTCTTCCCCTCGTACCAGCACCCAAAACCTTTATGAGCTTCTTGCTTATAATTCCATCTATCTTCAGTCCCTTTATAGTATATGTTACCCATATGCTTACGTCCTGAAGGAGAGAATTCATACTGATCTTCTCCGTCTGGTGTTGTTCTATGATCTACTTTCCAAATCATATTATTGTTTCCATCTTCATTTCTTTCTAAGGGTTTAATATCTTTAAATATTCCTTGATACTCGTCCCTATGATTACAATTAAAGTCTACTACCCAACCATTTAAATCATACTTCTTTTTACGAGGACTGATTATTTGGTCTTTAATTAAAGAATATAGAATAAACTGATTTACACCAGGGTGTATTCTCATTGTTCCTTCTTTTATGTTACCCCATATTATTACTGGGTCTAGAAACCCTTGATTTAATACAGACTCTACAAACGTGAATAAGCGCAGATGGATCCTATCCTTCTGTCTCTCTAGCCATATAGGTACATATTGTCCTGAGTTAAGTTCTTTAAAGTTGGTGGTAGGAAAGTTCCTCATACTAACTTCAAATATGACTGCTCGAAATGGAATACCTTTTACATCATAAATCATCAGCAGATTCTCCAGATGACATAGCTTCCTTCATCTCCTGTTTTTCATCAGGATCTAAAGCAGTATGTGGTCCAATCTTTAGTGTCTCCCAATCGAGCTCACTAACGAAGGACTTCATTTCTCCATTTCTCATTTTATCACATTTGAACTTAATACAATTCTCTTCTTTTCCCCAATGTTCGAGCGTAAAAGCAGCGTCAACTGCATCAAGAATACCTCTTGAGAATCGGGCTTCGCCTTTAGGGTTGGTTTGATAAGCAGAAAGAACTAGACAATTTTGATCTTGAGCAAGCTGTTTCATAGCTTTACTGATCTCAATTTGTTCTGTCCACTCGTATTGCCCAGAGCGACTTGGGGCGTTGTGGCGTTTCACTTGGTTTAAGTAATCAATGACTATTAAACCGAGGTCAGGATACTCTACTTTCTTCTGTCTAACCGTGCTAATAACTTTAGCCATAGTTAAGCCAGGATCGTAGAACACATCTAACTGTGCTTCCTTCTTAAATTCACAATTTTTAGTTAGATCAAAATGGAACTTATCAAAATCATCATAGACTGCGTACTTAGATAGTATTTCATCTCCTCCGATAAATCGATCAGCCCACCACTCTCCAATTCTGTTCCACTCTTTCTCATAAAGATTTCTCTTTATAAGTCTACCAAGTGGTACACCAGTGGCCATAGCAGCCATTCTCTGTAGAATTGGTCTGGAATCCATTTCTATTGTAAAATAAAGAACACTTCTACCTGCTTTCTGCGCTTCAACAGCAACATTACAACAAGTGAAAGATTTTCCGTGTCCTCTTTGTGCTCCCACAACGACCAAGTCTTTGGGAGAGAATTGATAGGAAATATCGTAGTCTTGATTTAAACCAAGAGGTAAATATTTTCCTAAATCTTCTTCAGAGTCAAACAATTCAATAGTATCCATATCGTCACTATCAATCGCTGTATCAACTCTGTCTTGAACTTGCACTACAATTTCTTGTAGGTAGTCAATATTTTCTTTAGCATCTGCTATACTTATCGTATCATCTAAATAGGTTTCCATTCGCCTTAGTATCTCACTCTGGGTGAATTGATCCTTCAGATACTCTAGTAGTTCATAAGCAGGTACTTCTGTTTCGACAGCTTCTATCGCATATATTTTTTCTTGTAATTCTCTAGACCGAATCTCGAATTTTAATACTTCAAAAGTTGGGAGAGCATGGAATTTATGGACGTGTTTGTCCACTATCTTCCATAGCTTTTGATATTCGCCTTCGGGTAGATAATGTTGTTTCAGTCGATTCCAAGTGTCGAAATCTTCGGTAACTAAAACTTGTTTTAATAATGCGCTTTCTACTGCCATATTCTCTCCCAAGAGTAACTAGGAGAGGCGAACCCCTCCTAGTATTCCTGACAATAAAAAGTTAAGATTGAACTCGTTCTTTTCTTGCGCTTCCGTCGTAATCAGCACATACAAGACCACGCCTCGTGAGCATAGTTTTGACACCTCTTACAGTTTTGCCGATTTGATCAGCAATTTCTTCGACAGTCATGCCGTCGATTTCTACGTCAGCCAATGGGTCTGCTTTACCAGATCCTTTGGTAACTTCCTGCTTAGGGATAGCGTTAATTTCGCCAGCTCTAAGTAAAGAAAGTGCTTTTCCTCTGACAGAGTTTACACTCTTGCCAAGAGTATCAGCTATAGCTTCGATGAACGCGCCATCGTTAACCATACCAACAAAAGTTCCTTCTTCTGCTTCAGTATAAGTTTTAACTGATTCAACTTTAGGAGCAGGTTTAACGTGCTCAGTAAGTTGCATAGAAAGGATTTTTCCTTGTATTGATTTTGCACTAAAGTGCCCGCCTTCAAAGTTGGAGGCGATTTCAGCGTATGTGTACTGACTAGAATTGTCAGTTACGAAAGCTGAAAGTGTTGCTTCTTGTTCGTCTGTGAAAGACTTTGTATTAGAGCTAGAAGCTAACTCTACATCATATCCCATTTTCCTAAGTTTAGAACTTACGCTTCTTACAGAAGTTTCAAGTTCGCCTGCGGCTTCTGCCACAGTAGCTTGGGAAACAGGGGTTTCAGCACCAACAAAAGATTCCAATGATGCGGTTCTTTCGTCTGTCCATTTAGGTAATGCCATTTTATTCTCCAAATAAATCGTTTAGATTTGTTATAATTATGACTCCTCGATCCCGAGCAGTCTGCGTTTTGGCTGACTCTATTCCACTTTCATTTATTAAATGAGTGCAGTCTTTAGTCAGACTGGTTTTTACGGCGTAGCCGTGGTTCTCCAGAACCTTTGTAGCATGAGCTTTGCTAGGGAAACTTTTGAGTCTGCCACTAATACAAACAACTCCGATTATATCTCGTTTTACAACTCTTTTAGATTTGAAACTAAAAGGGAGTAAGTCATTGTACCTGTTTGGGTAAAACTCTGTTTCTAACCAAGCCATTAGGTTAGCTGTTGCTTTCGGACCGATACCTGCTTCAGTACAGCTTGCTTCGGTTACTTCTTCGATAGAGGTAATTCTTTCGCATAATTTCTGAGAAGCTGATCGACCAAAAAGCGGAATAGAAAAAGCGGGTAATAACGTTTGCAAATCGACTTTACATGAATTAACAATCTCGAGTGCCAACTTCTTCGCCATTTTCTCTGAGCCCAGTCTGACGGTAATTTCCCCGACAGTGAGCTCATACAGTTCTGGATAGTCTAGGATTTCCAACTTTTTAATAGTTGCAGGGCCTAACCCCTTTATTTTCAAAGAACTTGAAAAATGTTCCATTTTCTTGTCCCATTGAGCTGGACACATCTTGTCAAAGCAATAGAGTAGTTCGTTAATAAACTTCAATTCGCCTTCACAGGAAGGACAGTTCGTTGGGGCTAAAATTTGTTCCATTCGTGATTTCTCATTCTTTTTCATTTATATTGTATATTATACTAAAAATTTCACCGCGTGTCAAGAACTTTTTGATGTAAATGTACCTATTTTTCAGGCTCAAATTTTTCTTCGTCTTCATAGACATAGGTGTCTTCTTTATATGTTCTTCGAAGTTTCCACTCGAAGTACCATATTCTAATTTTTTTAATTATTTTTCTTAATGTTTTCATATTTTCTCTCTAGGTCTTTAATCATTACGTCCGCCATTAAGCGGTGTGCTCCTGCTAAGGGGTGATCTTTTTTCCCGATAGGGAGACCTGCCTTTTTTGTTCTATCATAAAAACCATCTTCTAGTAAACATGGTAATTCTTTTAGTATTTGTTTTTTACTTAATTCTTCCGACTTCCAATAATTGTTTGCCGCTTCTAAGTAGTCCTCATCTAGCAAATACAAGAAGGGTCTATATTGCCCACTCGAATATGTATAAAATAGATAAGGAATACCTAATGATTCTAGAAAGTATTTTGTTGAGAGCATATAAGATATACTATATTTTATATTATACTCTCTGTTTCTTACTTGTTTCATAAATCCATTAGTAATTAACCAATGTTGATGTAATTGATCTGGGTGTTTATAGAGATTAGATTTTTCTATATTTGTTGAATCTCTTTCCCAGTTAGTTGCTCTCCATCTTGGACCACTAATAGCTTTTTGTGGCAGGTTGGTATTACCTGAGATGTTAGTTCCTGTTTGTAAGTACTCCATTCTATTAGCACCCGTCCACATTATAATTACAGCTTCATACTTATGATTCAAACAATGATTCATAGTAGTTCTCCATATTCTATCATTGGATCCGCCTACCTTAGCGTCATTAAATTCTTCTGTATTAAAGTGTTTCACAACTAGATTTGAGAATCTCTTGTTAAATTTATCCTCTAATTCATATCCGTTAGTGAAGCTACATCCATTAAAATAAATCAAAATACTTTTACTCCATATAACTTTTCAAATGCTTTACCATCCTTTCTAGTATTAACCATAGGTTTCCCCTTTATATTTAAACTTGTATTTAGTAACATAGGGCAACCTGTTCTATTATAAAACTCTTCTAGAATTTTTCTCAAAATAGAACTACTATCTTCCTTTACAACTTGAACTCTAGCGGTTCCATCAACGTGTGTTACTGATTTGTGGTCGTGTCTTGCTCGAGAAACGAACTGCATATACTCGTTCTTTTCTCCATCAAAATACATATTTGCGTACTCCTCAAGAATTGCAGGGGCAAAGGGTCTAAACTTTTGTCTTCGCTTAATCTTATTAACTTTGCCTTTAATATTATATCGGGGGTCTCCAAGTAAACTACGATTCCCTAAGGCTCTCGGTCCGAACTCTGCCCTACCATTAGCAACTCCTACTACTTTATTTGCTATTAGAGTATCAACTACGGTTTTAGGATTTAATACTCCTTCTATATTGTGTCCTAGAAAGCAATCTTTAAATTCTACTTGGCGACATATATAACCTAACGCAGCCCCTAAACTACTCCCTCCATCACCAGGATTTGGAAATATCCAAATCTTATTAAAGAGTCTAGGTAATACTTTACTATTAGCTACGCAGTTGAGTGCAACTCCACCTCCATAACAAATGTTTGATCCATACTCTCTAGCTTTTAACATTATAGCATGGATTCGATTTTCAACTTCAAACTGAGCACTAGCCGCTATATCTTCTGGAGCACAGCCTTGGAAGTCAAAAACTCCAAAACCTTTATGCCAATTTCTATCAGGTAGATCAAAGCA